CGCACCACGGAACGAAGAAGACCTAAGTATTGACGAAGAAAGCGATCAGAAATGGCTAGTCGATCAAGCGCAGATGGTTCCAGTATTGATCAAAGCTATTCAGGAATTAACTGCACGTATCGCAACATTAGAAGGAGCTAACTAATGGTTACATGGACAATCTCAACGCTTGAACGTGAGCTATCTGACGGCGGGGTTTTTATTGCCCATTGGCGCTGCACCGCAGTTGACGGAGACTACTCTGCATCATCATACGGCACTTGCGGCTTTACCTATGACGCATCAAGCCCTGACTTTACGCCTTACGACGACTTAACGGAGTCTCAGGTATTGGGCTGGTGTTGGGCAAACGGTGTCGATCAGGACGCTATTGAGGCATCGCTTGCAGCCAAGATTGAAAGCGACAAGAATCCAACTCAGGCTAATGGAGTGCCTTGGTAATGGAATTACTCTGGGATATCTTCAACTGGCTAACTGCTGCGGTTACGTTGGCCTCGGTGGTGAGTGCTATGACGCCTACGCCGAAGGACGATGCGATTGTGGCAAAGGCTAAGAAGTTTCTTGATCTGCTCGCAGTCAATATCGGGCATGCCAAGAACAAGGACGCCTAATGCTTTATGACCGCGCTAGATGCAATTAATGTGTTATGGCCCGTCGCGGTCGGGTTTGTAACCCTTGTGATTATACTGGCAAAGATGCACGCTGACATCGAGCAGATTAAGGAGAAGGTGCGAACCCTCTTCGATTTGTGGAATAACCGTGATAAATAGCCATGACAGAGCTATCAGAAAATACAACAGTCGAGATCCCTTTGCGGAACTTGGTTGCTTTATCCGCTGGCATTGTCATGGCGACTACTGCGTATGTCACGCTTGATACCCGGATTACCGGGGTTGAGCACGGACACGAGATGCACCAGATGCAGATCCAAGACAACGCCGATTTTGTTCGGGAGTGGCCGCTTGGTTTGCGAGGTGCGTTGCCTGATGATCTGATCCAAAACGCTAAGATTATGGCGTTAGAAGAAAAGATCAAAGAAATGAACGACATCGAAAAAGACATGCGTGCGATGGAAATTGAACTTGGCCGCTTACGCAGCCACACCGAGACACAGGAACAAAAGATAGAAACGCTTTTTGAACTGTGGAATAGTAAAGTCGCTAAAAACTAGGAGACTAATATGAGTGAAGTGGAGCAACAAGAAGTGCAAGAAGCGCAAGAACAACAAAAAGCACAGCCCGTCATCGTTGTAATCGACGACCAAGAATATGACATGAACGAGCAAACAGATGACGCTAAGCAGCATTACGTAGAAGTCGTCAACTTACGTAACCAGATTGCAGAAATACAGAATCAAGTAGCGTCAGCACAACGACAAATGGTCAACCTTCAGGTTGCACTTAACTATAGACAGAATGCACTTAAAGAATCCATTGTGATTGTTGAAGAAGTAGAAGAAGCGGCAGGCTAACATGGCTGAAATATCGTCAATAACGAGGGTTGGCACCAGCGAGCCTTTCGAGCTTCAAGTAGCTAGAGGGCAAATTGCTTGGCATTACCCACTTTTTAAGTTCGGTAATAACTCTTCTGTTACTGATAGTATAGCAACCATATGGGCTGAAGGTGGCTTATATAGTTATTTAACTTCTGCAACCGTCCTTAAAGTTTCTAGTTCTTCGACAGATGATACTTCTGCTGGAACTGGAGCAAGGACGGTTCAGTTATATGGCCTTGATGGTGACTACAACGAAATAACTGAAATTGTAACCCTGAACGGGCAAACCGCAGTCAACACAACCCAATCGTTTTTGAGGATTAATAGAATGATTGTTCGTTCTGCGGGTTCGGGGGGCGCAAATGCTGGAGTTATTTACGCGGGCACAGGAACGGTAACGACTGGGGTTCCAGCAAATGTATACGCAAGCATTAATGGAGTTACTGGTTCAAATCAAAGCCTAATGGCTCTTTGGACAGTGCCTGCGGGTCACACTGGGTATATGCTTCAATATGATGTATCGAATGGAACTACCTCCAACACCCCTGCGGTATGCAAATTAATTTTGGCGGTCAGGCCATTCGGAGAAGTATTTCAGTCAAAGGACGTTAAGTCTTTGACAACAGGTATGCATATTGAAGAATCCTTTACGATCCCACAAAAATTTACAGAGAAGTCGGACATCGAAGTACGGGCAGTATCGTCATCTGCTTCCGTCACTTTCGACATTTCTGCTGCGTTTGAGATTGTATACATTAGGAATAGTTCATGAACATTGCAGAGGAAGCCCTAAAAAAGATTGAAATCCATGAAGCTGAGTGCAAGATCCGGTACCAGAACATAGAGAAACGGCTTGACGAAGGAGGCCTTAAGTTCCAACGACTAGAACGCATGGTGCTTGCTATATATCCGTTTATTCTAGGGGCTATCGTATTTGCTGAATGGATGAGGATGTAGTATGAAATTCGGTGCGATTAAAGGTTTGATTGGGGCGGTCGCCCCGACACTTGGGCAGGCTCTTGGTGGGCCTCTTGGTGGTACCGCAGCACAAGCCATTGCGCAAGTCTTAGGGTGCAAGCCTGATGAGAAGAGCATTGAGAAAGCCGTACAGACTGCGACGCCCGAACAACTTGCGGAGATCAAGAAGGCGGAACTGGACTTCGAGGCACGGATGAAGGAGTTAGATGTTGATGTTTTTGCACTTGAAACAGCAGATATTCAAAACGCTAGACAAGCTTTCCAAGGCGATTGGACGCCACGTTTTATTGCGATTACATGCGTTCTTTTCTTCGGAGGATACATCGCAATGGTCACAATACAAGATCCCGCTGCTAATGATGACGGCATTGTTAATCTTGTGCTGGGCTATCTCGGGGGTATTGTCTCATCTATCATAAGCTTTTATTACGGCGCATCGCATAAGCACGACCAATGAGTTACAGAATACGAGAATTACTTAAGCGGCATGAAGGGGTAAAAACCCATGCCTACAAAGATCATCTAGGCTACGTCACAGTGGGTGTAGGACGTTGCTTAGAAGAAGGTATTGGGCTTGGTCTATCTGACGACGAGATCGACTACTTATTACAAAACGATATAGATCGGTGCCGAAAAGAGCTAGATACGGAATATGAATGGTTCGACGACTTAGATTCTGTACGCCAAGAAGCATTGATTAACTTGTCGTTTAATATCGGCCAAACCAGACTTAGGGGCTTCGTCAAGGCTTTAGGGCACATGGCCGAAGGTAGATACGTAGAGGCTGGGGACGAGTTTTACGACAGCAAGTGGGCCACGCAAGTAGGCGACAGGGCCTTAGAAGTCTGCCAGATGATCAAGTCCGGCGAATACCAGAAGAGGTAGATATGCGAGTAAGTCACGAGCCAAAAGAGCTAGAAGGGGGGAACGTAGACCCTGCTCACGATATAGAAATCGTATGTGCTGCCTGTGGGTTTGACCTAGACGAGTCGGAACTAGAAGCCGACACCTGCTCCGATTGTGGGGCTACCTTAAACCTAAAGCAGAATGTCGCTATCAAAGTTACTACGCTACCCCCGGTCTTCGGTGAAACTTTATGATGGGTGATGTATGCCACTACAAAAACTACAGATAAAGCCCGGAGTTAATCGAGAGAACACTCGGTACACAAGCGAAGGCGGTTGGTACGACTGCGATAAAGTCAGGTTCCGTCAGGGCTACCCCGAAAAGATTGGCGGCTGGCAGCGTATATCCACTACGTCGTTTCTTGGCGTATGTCGTTCGTTATGGAACTGGATTACGTTAGGCAGTATCAATCTTATTGGAGTAGGCACTAATCTTAAGTTCTATCTGGAAGAAGGCGGTGGGTATAATGATATTACGCCGATCCGAGCTACGACCGCTGCGGGAGATGTTACTTTTTCTGCTACTTCAGGTAGTTCTACTATAACGGTTACTGATGCTGGTCACGGTGCGATTACTGGGGACTTTGTGACGTTTAGCGGGGCGGTCTCTTTAGGCGGTAATATAACCGCTGATGTACTTAACCAAGAGTACCAGATCGACAACGCAGTAGACGCTAGTACATACTTGATTACTGCTAAAGATACGTTAGGTAATACGGTAACAGCAGATGTTTCGGACACTGGCAACGGTGGTGCTTCTGTAGTCGGTGAATATCAGATTAACGTCGGATTTCCTTACGCTATTCCATTAACTGGATGGGGTGCAGGAACTTGGGGGTCTGGTACGTGGGGTACAGGGACAGTATCGACGAACGCAATCCGTTTATGGAGCCAGTCTAATTTTGGAGAAGATCTTATTTTTGGACCTCGTGGTGGGGCTATCTACTATTGGGATGCTACTAGCGGGGTATCTACTCGGGCGGTCCTCTTATCCAGCTTGGGTGGTGCGTCAGATGTTCCGACCGACCAAAACTTTATTGTGGTGTCAGATATTAACCGCTTTGTGTTTTGTTTTGGTTGTAATGACATTGGCACTGCTACTTTCGACCCGATGCTAATCCGTTGGTCAGACCAAGAAGACGCCACTAACTGGACCCCAGCAGCAACGAATCAAGCAGGTAGCCTACGGTTATCACGCGGTACAGAGATTGTCACAGCATCACAAGCCCGCCAAGAAGTACTGGTGTGGACTAACTCGTCATTGTATTCCCTGCAGTATGTAGGCGCTCCCGCAGTATGGACCGCGCAGATCGTAGGGGAAAACATATCTGTTGCCTCACAAAACTGCGTCGCATACGCTAATGGGGTAGCTTACTGGATGGGTAACGATAAATTTTATATGTACGACGGGCGAACTCAGCCCCTCCGATGTGATCTGCGGAAGTACATATTTAACGACTTTAATCACCAGCAGTATCAACAGGTTTTTGCGGGTACCAACGAGTCATACCATGAAATTTGGTGGTTTTACTGTTCTGAAGACTCTACCGTTATCGATAAGTACGTTATCTATAATTACCTGCAAGATATATGGTACTACGGGAATATGTCTAGAACGGCATGGTTAGATTCTGGACTGCGGGACTATCCATTAGCTGCTACATATTCGTATAATCTAGTAAACCACGAGCAAGGTGTAGACGACAACGAGACCGGTACAGCGACAGCAATACCAGCGTCCATAGCAACAGCAGAGTTTGATCTAGATGACGGGCACCAGTTCATGTTTATTTGGCGCGTGCTTCCTGATATTAGGTTTACAGGGTCTACTGCAAGCAGTCCTAGCGCGGTGATGTCGTTATTACCTTTGGCTAATTCTGGTTCTGGATACAATTCACCGACTTCAGAGGGTGGATCAAACAATGGAAGTATCGTCAGAACGGCTACGTTGCCCATAGAGCAGTTTACTGGACAGCTTAATACTAGGGTACGGGGTAGGCAAATGTCGGTTAAAATCGAGTCTACGGACCTAGGAGTGGCATGGCAGTTAGGCAGTCCCCGATTTGATATGAGACCTGATGGGAGACGCTAATGGCGCTTCTGAAGGATTTTAAAATTAATTTTCGTGCTCCGGCATTGCCGTACGCGCCCAATACGTACATAGCTAGTGCTTTCGAGGCTATTAATAACGTACTGCGTCTATACTTCAACCAATTAGATCAAAGCCTTAAAACAGTTAACGATAAGGCCAGTCGGACTTGGACAGAGTACGCGAGCAACTACAGTAGTGCCCCTACACTCCTAACGACTATAGCTGAAGGGGATGTCTACGAATACACTTATGCTGACGGCACTGCATATAGACTTGTTCCTAGCGGTGCAGCAGAAGATGCTTTTTATAATACTTTTTCAGGTGGCGTTTTATCCGACAAGATCGTCGGGCGTGGGATGAGTCTCTAATGGCGGCTGCAAGCTATACAACAGACTTATCTGCAATCATTGATGAGAATACTGGCAGCACCGCCAACTTTACCCTTATCACTGACGGCGGCGGTGGTCAGAATGCTATTACCGTGGCAGATGCAGATGACTTCATTGAGGGGACTAGCTGCGCCTCACGTAACCCGTTTTCTAGCTCTGTGCGTGGGATTTACTACAACGGTGGTGCAACGGTTGCTTCAGGGGATGCGGTCTTTGTTTGGACAAAGGCTGACGTAGCTCAGGCCATTGCAGCTAAATCATCGGGCGGCATTCAAATCATCATAGGAAATAATGCCACCACTAAATCTCGCTGGTACGTAGACGGCAATGACACTTACCAGATCGGCGGATGGAAATGCTACCCGATTGACCCAACAGTCACGGCAAGCACCGGATCTCATACGGCTACCGATATCGTGGGGTGTATGTGGAACGTTCCGTCAACAGGCCCATCAAAAGGTCAGCCATTCAAGTTGGACGCAATACGCCACGGTCGATCTCTGATTATTACTGATGGCGATTTGGCTAACGGATATGCGACATTCTCAGGGGCAGCAACGTTTGATAACTCTACGACTCGCCAGTGGGGTCTGCTACGTTACGGAAGCGGTGTATATACATTCCAAGGCTTGCTTCAGTTAGGCTCAACAGGTGGAAACAGCGTTGACTTTCGGGACAGCAACAAGGCTTGCTTCGTCGCTGAGACAGATTTCGTAGGCAGTACGTTTAACGGTATTGAAGTTCAGAATGCCGCCAGTCGTGTAGATTTCACAGGCATCTCTATCAATGCGCTGGGAACTGTTAGTAAAGGTTATTTTGAGGCGGTTGATAACGCTGATATTAATTTAGATTCTTGTGCATTTCGGGATATGGACACGTTTATATTCCAATCAAATAGTTCAGTCGTAGACACAACCTTTGCTCGTTGTAATCAGGTGACGCTAGGCGGTGCCACAATGACTGGTTGCATTTTCAACGCAAGCACCGCTACCACAGCTTTGCTGGCAGGGTCATCTGTAACAACAATATCAAACCTGCAATTTATTAGCTCTGGCACTGGCCACGGCCTAGAGATTACGGGCGGCACTAGCCATACATTGACCAATATTAGCTTTACAAATTACGCGTCCAGTAATGGCTCAACTGGAAACGAAGCCATCTACGTCAACATAAGCAGCGGTAACGTCACGATCACGTCTGACACAGACTTTAGCTACCGGACGGCAGGTGCTACGGTCATAAAAAACATCGGGCAGAAGACACTTACAATATCAAACGTGGTAAGCGGGTCTGATGTTGTAATAAAATCGTCAGGGACTGTCACTAAGTTACAAGACGATCAAGACATCGCGGGGACGTCATCCAGCTACAGCTATACTTACAGCGCTGGGACGTTTGTTGACGTTGCTGTTTACCGTGAAGGGTATATCCCTTACTACGTGAACGGATTTGAATTAGGGCCAAACGGCGGGACTATACAAGTCAGCCAATCAATCGATAGAAACTACGTCCCTTAAGGAGACACATAAATGGCAAAAATTATAGATGGTGATGATCTCTCAGTCGGTGGGGCAAGTTTCACTGGCGAAATTAGTGGTACTACCCTTACTGTAACCGCTGTCACTTCGGGCTTTATCGATGTGAACGCTGTGATTTCCGGGTCGGGTGTTACCGCTGGAACAATTATCACGGCCCAAGGTACAGGCACAGGCGGAACCGGAACTTACACGGTGGATCAATCGCAAACCGTAACGAGTACCGCAATGACAAGTGCAGGTAACTTGACTATTGACACAACGGTTAGGGATTTTACCTTCAATGCTGGAGTTGGTGCTCTAGTCGCGAAGGATGGGGTAACGTTACAGGCGCTCTATTCAAAATTTGTCAAACTCTGGGAAACAAGTTATTACAACGCGTTCCCATTCCCGATGTATGCAATTGACGCCAAATCAGGCCAGTTTGAATTCGGCTTTGACGGATCAAGGTACAACGCATGGCATCCCGACAACACCGACTCAGACGCTACGCGATATATGCTCCGCGATGGTGGCTGGAACGAATACCGACCAACTACACCCGACACGGCTGGCACAGATTCAAGTGGTGATCTAGCCCGACGTTATGTAGGCATCGTGTCTCTGGGTGAGGTTAGCGCAAACGCACAGCTTTACTACCAAACAGTAGACGCCGATGGCGGACAGGTCAATTTTGTTTATGCTGACGAAGCAAACCAAGGCGTTCAAATTTTTGGTGATGCGACCGTTGACACAGACACCACGACGTTCAACACGCAGACGTTTTTTAAAGCATTCTGCCGCGAAGCTGGTAAGACTTACAGCGATTCAATTCTTGCCGATACGGGTCAAACGAGTGCAGGCGCTTATACTGTTAATGTTCTTCTGTCTAACGCAGATGACTTGAATATCGTCAATACTGATGCCGAAATCACGGGTTCTGAAGCTGCGACGTATGCAAATATTGACGTAAGTTATTACACGGTCTCGCAAGTAATCGACATCAATAACACTAACGATGACTTTGACTTCCGAATCATTATTGATGGTGACGGCAAGACGCTTCAGCAGATTTACACTAAGGTTCAGTATCTGTTGCGTCAAAACTCTGACATCAACTCAGCAGTATCTAACTCGCAAGGTACAGTTACGGGGCAAACTGCGGATTCGTTGTTGCGCTTTGTAGGTGACAAGTTGGTATGTTCACAAAGCGTGTTTATTACAAACCTCGCATCTACTGACGTTAACAACGTTGAATTTACCGACCAGGGTGGAACAGCCCGTCAATACGACTTCGCGGCTACCTTGACGCTGAATTTCAACAGCTTCTTGACGTCTGGCGGTACTGGTTACTATGTTGTTTACATTACTGACTCAATTACAGGTGCAGATGATTACGGGACGGCTTCAGCGATCATCTTGGATGACAACCAGTCAACCCCAACAGACATTGCTGGGACGATCAGCGCTTCATCGATCTCCGCGAACATTGACTATGACAACAACAGTCAGGGTGGCAGGACTGACAAGACAGCAGCTACAGGTCAAATCGGAATTACGGTAGTGGCTGGAAACAAGGGCGTAGCCAAGCCCGTTGTTGCGACTGGTACGATTGAGCGCAGCAAGTCAAACGTTGTAACGTTGACGGCAGAACAAGACAGGGCATACACCCCATAAGGATTAAATCATGGCAGTAAATGATAGGAGATTCACTCGCGTACCGCCAGAATCCACTGGTGATCGCGTAAACATGATTCATACTGCTGAGATTCAGTTCTCAGGCGGGTACGACGCATGGCAAATCGGTGAACATTACACGATTAGTGGCGGCGGTGGGCCTACAATGATGGTTCACGTCCATGGCGTGGAAGGCAGCGGTACTTCAGGGCATTTGTCAGTTCATTACTCAAAGGCTGATAAATATAACGAGGTTTCGCCTGTCGCTGGCCAGGATATCATTGATCCAGATGGGGTTACGCTTGCTGGAACGGTCGTTGATGTTTATGACCTATATATCCAAGCCAATAACATCATGGGATGGGACAATCCATCCTACGGTTGGAACATTGATAGATTCGGTTCTGGTCAGGTTAGATTTGGCGAAGGCCCAGCGGAACTTTCATCCTTCAACCAACTTCGTACATCGCAACAAAAACTGATCGCTGAATACCTGTTTCTGAAAGACATAAACCCTGCGGCATTTAGCAACGCTTTAATTGGTTCAGCTACGGTAACCCATGAGCCTACGTTTCAGGCCGTCAAGCTAGAAATTGGTGACACCTTAAACGACCAAGCTACGCACACTAGCAATCTGTACCATCCAGCATTAGCTGGCAGTAGCACGATTTTCACGATTGCTACTAGGTTAAACAGTAAAATCACGTCCGGACTGGTACAGAACTGGGGTGCGTTTGATGCAACGGACGGATTCTTCTTTCAGCAGAACGGCAGCACATTAAATGTAGTACATAGAAAAACATTTGAAGGTTCGACTACAGACAGTGCTATTGCTCAAGATGACTGGAACAAAGACAAGCTTGACGGTACAGGATCATCGGGGATGACGCTGGACGTTACAAAGTCTAACCTGTACTGGATTGACTACCAATACTTAGGCGGTGGCCGTATAAGATGGGGCGTTTACTACCTTGGTGAGCGGGTGGTTTGCCACGAAATGTATATGGAAAACAAGGCTAGTCATAACGCAATCTCCAACCCTAACAGGCCAATTTGTTGGGCACTAAAGTGTATCAATGGCGCGGGCTATACGGGTAATCAGTTTATGTATGCCTATGGTGCTTCCGTTTACACAGAATCTACCGCTGACATTATGGAAGAAGGCGCGCTGAAGGTGTACGACCGCAGCCACACGCTTGATGGCACTTTGACTGGCGCAAAGTATGTATTTTCTGCCAGACCTGTTGAGCAGATCAACGGTTTAGAGAACCACAGCTTGTATCTACCAAAGCGATTGCAGGTTAGCGCATTTGATTCAACCGCTGCCGAAACTGACCGAAGAGTTGAAGTCAGAGCTTATGGCCGATGTATTTTGCGAGGCGAAAGCTACAGCCAAGAAACCTACACGACGGTTGAGTTTGATACACAAGCCGAACACCTTGCACACGGACAGCAGATTCTTGAAGCGACTATCAAAGGGGACGGTGAGATTGACCTGTCCAAGTTGTTCCACACGATTCAAGAAGGTACGCTAAAGGTAAACGCTGAGACAACGACTAGTGTTCGCAAGCAGCCTATTTCATCTATATCTACTGCTAATCCAGCAACTCTGACGTTAGGCGCTAACCCTATCACTGGGCAGAACAGGCACCTGTTTGATGATCGTAATCAGGTGACAATTAGGGGTATTTCGCAGACGGGGCCAAACAGTTTAAACGATACGACTGTTTACCTAGCATTCACTGGTGGTAACTCAGCGATTTTGTACGCAAATCTAGCAGACCTTGATGATGATAGAGTCGTTCGTGAACTTACTTTGAGTAGCACGACTAACGTGGTTGTTGGTGACACGATTACGGTGACTGGCGCAGGAACAGCAGTTATCACTGCATTAAACGGTTCAGTAGCAAGCGTAGAGGGCAGAACTGATGCGGCACTAGATGTTGGTCTAGGAAGCTCTGCATTCACGACTACTAGCGGCGGTGCGGGTAACGTAACCAGTGTGGCTCTTCAGACTGCTACATTCCCACGAGACTACGAGACAACGTTAGGCGCAGTTGACGGTTCTGGTTGGGCAGGTGCCGCAGCAGATGGTGATATCGAAGGTACCCCACCTTCACGTTCGGCGTGGACGTTCATGATTGGCCACTTCGTTGCTCCGGGCACAGACACGAAGATCAATGCTGCATTAAGCTGGAAAGAACGGATACAGTAAGCAATGGCGCTTAACCTCTGGATCAGTCATGGTGAGCAGTGGCTAGACGATGACAAGGTGAGTTTCAACGGTATCACCAAGAGCATCCAGGTCAATGCTGGCGTTACGTCGTTAGATGTCCAGACAGAGCTTTATTCAGCGTGGATTCGTTGGTTTGAACGCATTGAAAATACACAGTACTTGCCAGCTATGAGATTTACTGGGTTAGATCCTATCCCCGGTGGACAGACTGGTGGCACCTTCTTTACCATTAACGGCTGGAAGGTGGTCTATGATCCACGAGTAGTGGCAATCAGCGGGATTTTGTACTCGGACGATTACAGTACACCGTACTATTTTACTGATGGTTCGCCAGTATTTCCCGCTACAGTATCTGGTATATCTCTATCGGGCGCAGCGAGTATCGATTATGCACAGCTTGGAGTGGCTATTGCTGATAACTTTGCAGAGCCAGAAATGACTACAGCAGGAATTGCTACGACTGTAGCCTCAGACGCTACACTTGACGGTAAACTGACAACTATAAACGAAGGGGTCAAAAAAGCGTCTATTCTTATCCCACACACGACAGATGTGTTGTAGGTAACGGTTATGGCACGTACATTTGAAGCAGAAAGAGAACCAGTATATTGGCAAGACTTTGATGCAGATGGTGATGGGTTCTTAAGCCCTACAGAATACCAATCGTTTATTAATGCGGGTGGGATAGATTTAGCCGTTCCAAGAATAACTCAAGAAGAACTTGATAGTATTGAAGAAGAAACAGTCCTTGCGGATCTCCAAGCAAGAGAAGACGCAACTACTGCCGCTATTTTAGAAGCTGCAGAAAACGGCGATATAGATGTAATCCAAGAAATACTTAATAGCGCAGACAGTATTGTTGGTGACATTGCTCAAACCGCAGCACTTAACGCGATGTATACGTCATTGTTTGGTGATGTTTTACCTCCTGAAACTTTGTCAACGTTAGGTACTTCTTCTGGACCTGCTGAGTTTGGTAATGCAGACCTTACTGATTTAACTAATCAATATCTCGATGTAATAGGAGGTGATCCAAATAATCCTGCAGATGTTCGTGAAGCCGAACGACTTGCATTTGAAGATCATTTTAATGCTACAGAAGAATCTATAGATGCCGCAAAAAATTATGCAGCGGTTCACGGTGGAAACTGGTGGCAGTACTTCCAATTACCTAACCGCGAAGTCGAACTCAGTGTAGAGTACCAACCTTTTGATCTTGACGGTGATGGGGCACTAAACACCGAAGAGATGGCGGAATATGTAAAAGAGTGGGAAATAAAAAACGGTATCATGTATTTTCAAGATGGTACCGAAGCGGGTCAGGCGGTAGCAGCAACAGCAGATGTTGATGGGGATGGACAAATAACCCCCGAAGAATTGCAAGCATGGGAGGCTGCTAGAGAAAACGACGAAGATCCCAGCCCAGCAATGACCGCGTTTTTAAGTGACTATGGTTTTGATTCAAGCCCCGCTGCAGCGTGGTTAGCAGACTACACGAGAGAATCCGCTGATAGTTTTTTAACCGGTGCAGCCCAAATAGTTACACAGTCTATGCAAGATGCTGCGTTAGTAAGACTGAATTTGCTTCAACAAGGAATATTAAGTCAGCTAGAGTCTGGTAATGAAACTATAACAAGGCCTCAATTAGATCCTAATGATCCTGCGTATGCTTTAACCGGTGGCGCAGCAATGGATGCCTATTTAGACCGTATATTTGGTGGTCAAGATAGTGTTTCTAGAGAAACCATATTAACCAGTGATGAGTTTTATGATGTAGGGATAAGCCTTGCTACAAATGTCTGGTCTTCACCGATCATGGCCGAATCAGGTACGGGTATAGAAGCCACTGATCAAGGGTTAATAGATCGTTATGTAGAAGTACGTGACGAGTATCAAGAGTCTATAGCCGAACCTGAAACCCCCATAGGACGTTTCTTAGACGAATTACAAGCTGATGTAGACGAGCTATTTAAAGATGTCCCTGAGAATGATGTAAAAACACAAGCAGCTAAGAAAGGGCTAAACGCCATGCTGCAGGGGGCAGAGGCATTTTTTGAACAAGATGCTATTCAAACCACTCAAGCAGTAGCTTTAAAAGCGGCGGGTGACTTACTGCAAACTGCTACTGGTGCTCTAGCCATGATAGGTGAAAACCCAGAAGACTCTAGCTTAAACCAGTTAGGTAAAGAGTTAGCGGCTCTGGGTAACGACACATACACAGACGAGTTCAAAACTGCACTAAAAGACATTGACGCTAAGATAGGCGCGGCTGAAGGGTTTTGGGATACCGGCGAAGCTATTTTCGGTGCACTAGCTGATCACCCTGTTGAATTCCTAGTTGACAAAGTAGGGTCAGAACTGCTCCAAGAAATACCTTTGATATTGGCTTCTGGAGGCGCAGCTACAATAGTTAAAGGTGGGGCAAAAGCTCTACAAGTAGCTAAAGAAGTAGCAGAGAAATGGGCGCAATCCGCAGGGTTCGGGACGGGGGTTGCGTTAGATTTAGCAGAAGCTATTACAGGTAATGCTGGTCAAGCATACGAAGACGCTATGCAGAACCTGTTGAAAGAAGGCGTCATAAATCCAGATACCGGTGAGGCTTACACCCAAGAAGAAGCAGAAGCCAAAGCACAAAGCATAGCAATTAACCAAGGCATGATAGGCGGCATTATTACCGCTGTCAGTATGGGTATTGGCGGTAACTTATACGAAAAAGCTATCAGCGCAGAAGATGGTATTGAGCGACTCGGTAATGCCATATTTACGCAAGCACCTGAAGCAGTTAAAAAAGCTATACACAAATACCTTGGGGAACTCGGCGCTAGGGTGTTGGGTACTGGTACTGCCGCTGTAGGTGAAGGCTTACAGGAAGCTATAGACGAAACAGTAACAAGTTTGACACTAGACTGGCAGATGGATGCTGCTGGAGACTTCGATAGAGACTACGGTGGGAGTGCCGCTAGTGGCTTGATTATTGGCGGTCTGACTGGCGCTGGTGTAGGTGGTGGTATTGGTGGTGCAGACACAGTAGCTAATTGGGTTAAACATAGTAATGCTCAAGTAGCAGAAGCTGTTGCTGTCGCTGAAGCCGCAGTGTTAGGAGGAGCTACCGCCGCCGACGCAGCCGCTCAGCTACAGACTGACTTGATGGATCTGGAGATCGATAACGCTAGTGTAAGAAATGACATAGCG